TATCAGGTGCTGTAGAAAGTGTAAAGGTTGTATCGCTTCCATCACCTGCAAAGATGTTGGTATCCATGTTTGTACCTGAACCACCACCTGCTATTGAACCCCACTCACTTGTGTAACCTTCAAACTTAGCAGTCTCTGAGTTATATCTAAAGTAACCTGCTGCAGGACTTCCGGGTCTTTGTGCTGTATTACCTGTAGGCATGTGAACAGCATCTGTGTTTGCACCTAAGTCTAATGTCACATCAGGAGATGCTTGATTAATACCTATTCTATTTGTACTGACATCTGCAAATAATAATCCACTATCTATATTAACGTCACCTGAGAATGTAGCAGTTGTAAAAGTTGTAGGTGTAATGTTGGCTGAACCATCAAAGCTTACTCCACCAATAGTTCTTGCAGTTGTTAGTGTAGCTGCAGAGCCTGTTGTATTTTGGTTAAGAGTTCCTACTGTTAAGTCTATTGTACCATCAGAGTCTTCGTAGGCTACTGTTATTCCTGATTCAGTATTAGAACTAAACATAGCTCCTACTGTATCCTGTACAACTTCTGATAGGTCTATGTTTGCTGTTCCGTCAAAGCTAACACCATGTATGGTTCTTGCTGTAGCTAATGCGGTTGCTGTAGCTGCTAAACCTGTAGTGTCTTGATTTAATGTACCAATAACTAAATCTATTGTACCATCTGAGTCTTCATAAGTTGCAGTAATATTTGTTTCAGTATTACTTGAGAACATAGCACCGACAGTATCTTGTACTACTTCTGATAAATCTATATTAGCTGTACCATCAAATGATACACCATGTATAGTTCTAGCAGTCTCTAAAGCTGTTGCTGTGGCTGCGTTACCTGTTGTATCTGCTGAACCACTAAAGGCAAAGTCTAATGTATTGTCTGAGTCTTGATAGGTTACTGTAATGTTTGTTTCTGTGTTAGAACTAACCATAGCTCCAACAGTATCACTAATTGTTTCTGCTAGTGTAATACCACCAATAGTAATTGCATCAGCTTCTAGTGTTCCATCTATGTCTGCATCACCTGATATGTCAAGTGACCCTGCATCTAACTCACCACTAATGGTTATGTTTCTACCACCACTAATGTCTTTGTTTGAATCTGTTATGATAGCTTTACTAGCTATAACAGTACCATTTGTAATACCATCTATAAGGTTTATATCTGTGGCACTTGCTGTAACACCATCAAGAATGTTTAGTTCTGCAACTGTTGAAGTAATACCATCAAGGACATTTATCTCTGCTGCTGTACTTGTAACACCATCAAGAATATTAATCTCGGCTGCAGTACTTGTTACACCATCAAGGATGTTTAGTTCTGCTGCGGTGCTTGTAACTCCATCAAGTATGTTGAGTTCTGCTGCAGTTGAAGTAACTGCTGTGCCATTAATAGATAGTGCATCTGTTTCAAGTGTACCATCTACATCTACATCACCACTTACATCTAATGAACCTGCATCAAGTTCTCCTGTAAGTGTAATGTTTCTAGCACCTGTAAAGTCTTTATTGCTATCTACTACAATAGCCTTAGAAGCTGCAACAGTTCCTGCTGTAACTCCATCAATTGTTTCTAGTTCTGCTTCACTTATATCAGCACTACCTATTACAAAGCTTGTACCTGTAATAGTTGTACCTGTTATAGCTGCTGCACTTGACCCACCAATAATTGCACCATCAACTGTACCACCATTTATATCTGCTGTGTCTGCTACAAGACTATCAATGTTGGCTGTTCCATCAATATATAAGTTTCTCCATTCTTGTGAAGAACTTCCTAAGTCATATGAATCATCATCGTCAGGTATAATGTTTGAGTCTACGTCAGCTCCAAAGACTACATTGTCTGTAGCTGCATCACCCATTGTAATTGTACCACCATTAAAGGTAGTTGTTCCTGTTACTGTTAAGTTACCACCTACAGCTACATTACCTGTAGTGGTTACTGAGTCTATGTAAGCATCTTTAAATCTTACACCAGTTGTTCCTAAGTCTATGTCACTATCTGTAACAGGTACGATAGCTCCATCTTGTATTCTAATTTGTTCTACTGCTGCTGAAGAAACTTCTACGAAGACTCCCCATCTGTTGTTTGTATCGTCTACGACAATCTTGTTTAAAAAGTCTAAGTCACCGATAGTGTGTATGTTTCCACCCTGTCCTGCTGTACCATCGTGTCTGTGTCCTGTAGAACTAGCACTACTTGAACTGTATGCAAATGCATTTACTAATTGATTGTATTCATCATTAAATAACGCAGCAGTTATAGTATCTCCATCTGCAAACGAACTCTGTCGTGTATATGTTTGTGCCATTTATTATCTCCTGCCTGAAGGTATATAGTCTACGTAAAAACCATTTATAGTGTATGGTGGCTTTGTATCATCACTTATAATGGTAAAATTATTACTTGTTCCACTCCCTTGTAATGGAACTCTTATTAAAGGGTTATCTCCACCACCAAATACGTTTGTATTAAATAGTGCATCACCAAACTTTGAAGGAGGATTTATAACTCCTATATCAAATAAGTCTGGAGGTTGAGGTATATCTGTATTTCCGTAATCAAATCTAACTTGTACATCTGGTTCTACAATTCCTTCTGCACTTGCAGAGACTCTAACATAATGTAAAGTTTTTAATGTTCCTAAGTCTCCATAATCATAGTTAGGTGTTTCGTAACGTGCAAGTATGTTTGTTCCATCAAAACTATTTCCTGTATCATGTTTGTAAAGGTATCCATTTGTACTTCCATGATAATATTGTTCAACACCATTTTGGTCAAAGCCTGAACCTATTTCAGTAACTTCTAGACTTCTTGTTTCTGACCATTGAAACCCATCAGGTCTTAATGTTCCTATTATTCCTTTTTGTTGTGTTTGTTCTAAACTAGAATCAGTATAAAATAATCTATACTGAGACTTATCTCTTAAAACAACACTACTTATTATATAGCTATTTATGCTTTCTGTCAAGTTAGTTACTAAAGGTTGTATAGCTTTACTAACTGTACCTAACTCAACGTCACCAATTCTTGCTGTACCTGCAACTGTTCTTAAACCATCAGGTGCTAAAAATATTAAGTCACCACCAATCTCTTGAATACTATATCCACTTAAACAACCTACGTTTTCAGTAATAGGGTCAATACGAATACTACCACTATCATTTATATTAATAAGCTTGTGTATACTATTTTCTGCAAAAACTATTAAATCTTCACGGAAACCTTTGATGCCTTGTATTTGGTCTGATATTGTAACTGCACCTGCACCAGAACCTGTAAAGTTATCAGGGTCATTATAGACACTATAATAAACTGTATTTAAATTATCTTCAACTCCTGAAGCTATTAAGTGATGGTCATGTATAGTAATATACTTAACATGCTTTGTTCCTGTTACTGTAATTTCATTAGCAAAAAATGTTCTAGTATCTAAATCACCTGTGCCTTCCATACGAAAGCTGTATAACTTATTTGCACCATCAGCTATAATTACTTCACCATATTCGTATGTAGGTCCTTCAAATAAAACAAACTGGCATTGTCCTTGTCCAGTTCTTGTAAGTATACTACGTCCTGTAAATGCTGTATGGTCATCTCCACTTCCTGCAACTGAACTTCTATTTATTTGTAACCAACTTGTGCCTGTGTTACTAAAATAAATATTTGTACCTGCTGTTACAATAACTCCATCAGCATACGGAAATACACCTAATATTGTTGTTGCACTTCCTGTAGGCTGTACAGAACTTGTAGTTCCATATTTTTCAAAACCATTTATACGTCTGTATCCACCCTCTGTAGATACTTCAAAGTTTCTTAAATCTTTTGCAACTCCGGGAGTCTTAAGTAAATCTATAACATTAGATGAACTTACAAGTCCTCCATTGACTGCTACTGTATAAGGTTGAGATGCAGGCATATTTAGAAGTACATCCTATCATCACCTACATACTTAGGTGCAGGATTAATTAAATTAGACTTCATTTGTTTCATACCTTTTTTATAATCATCCATAGCAAAAGCTGCTTGTTGTGGGCTTTCTTTAAATTGCCACACATAATAACGAGCTTTAGCAGTTATTACATTAGAGTACTGGTCAGGTAATACTATTTCATCACTATAAGCTGATAAGGCTGTGGGTGCAGCGTATGCATAAAAATGCACATTATAAACTTTATCAGGTATAGGACTCAATCCAAACTTACGATGATCAGGACTACGAATAATATATTTAGGTTCTCCATATTGTTGCGTGTCTGCATCATCATCATTTTCAGAATCTCTTAAGTATCTAGTCCAATCGTCTAATGTAATAAATGTTAATCCTCTTGAGGTATACGGAGCAGTTTCACCACTTACTCCAATTGTTGTTAAATAAAAATCATCCCAATCTATAGAAGCATAGTCAGTTGTAATACTCGAACTACCAGACTTTAACAAGTACCATCTAGTTCCTGCTACACTTGGTACAGTTACATTACCATAGAAAGGGTCTGTTTCTCCACTAGCTGCAACTGCAAAGAAAGGAAGTTGTGGTTCTTCGTTTGCAATATCATTAATAGATTTATTAATAGAATTTTTAACAAAGCTTTGAATACCTTTCGCACTTGCAAAAGTTGCAGAAGTTAGTTCAATCTCGTTAAGTTCTCTAAGAACATCGTTAGTTAGTGTAAGAAATGTTGTTGCCATTATTTTTTATGTTTCTTTTGAACTGCAAAATTAGCAGTAAGGCTTGCACCTTTATGTTTAACAAACTTACCGGTGTGCTTCATTAATTTATAATCTTTACCATCTTTCATCCAATGGTATCCTTTTGGTGCTGTTACTTTCATTAGCAAGGTTTAGCTTTAGGCATTACTTCTCCACCCTTTTTGTACATTGTACGTCCACCCATACCTTTTTTAACACGTTTTGTTCCGTATCCACCATCCATTTTCTTCATTCGTTTT